TATTTGAACAGGCTTTTATGACCTTAGAAATCAATACCACAAGAGGTTTAGCGGCACAAATATTACGACATAGAAGTTTCACATATCAAGAATTTAGCCAAAGATATGCTGATACTTCCTTTCTTAGTGAACAAATACCATTATTTGAATTGCGTAGACAAGACGATAAGAATAGGCAGAATAGTATTGACGATATATCTGACGATGTACGCACTAAATACAATACTTTAATTAGAGAACATTTTGCTAAGGCAAAGGGTATTTATGATGCTATGCTTAAAGATGGTATTGCTAAAGAATGTGCGAGATTTATTTTGCCATTAGCAACTCCAACTAGGCTTTATATGAGCGGAAGTGTTCGATCATGGATTCATTATATTTCTTTAAGAGAAAAGAATGGCACTCAAAAAGAACATATGGATATTGCTAAAGAGTGTAAGAAGATTTTTTGTGAACAATTTCCAACAGTATCAGAAGCATTAGGTGGAATCGAAAAAGATTGGAGTTGACAATCTGGTTTTGCCGATATATAATTGGAACACAGGAGCAAAACTATGACTAAACTCGGACTCTGCTGCATATCTCTCGACCTGCAAGAACTTGACGAACCACTCAAGTTCCAAACTATGACATATAAACGGTTTAGCCAACTAGACCGTAGAGAAGCATTGTCTATATTAGGCGACCGTATCTTAAATAATATGCTTGTGACCAATGCTACTATTCAGCATTGTGCAGATAATGATATGTGCTATCGTATTAGTAGTGATCTATTCCCACTAATGACATATCAAGCAGCAAATATTGAGTGGGAAGAACTACCTAACTATGATCAGATTGATGAATCATTTGATCTAATTTACGAAACCATACAATCCACTAATGTTCGTATTAGTTGTCATCCTAGTGAGTTCAATGTATTAGCATCTACTAATACTGATGCAGTTGACAGAACCGTTACAGAACTAAATTTTTACAGTAGTTTCCTTGACAGGATTGGTTGTCCTGCCGATTATAATTCGCCTATGAATTTACATATCAATAATCGACAAGGAAGTAACGATGAGATTGTTAACAGGTTTATGCAGAATTACGATAGACTTGACGATAATTGCCGCAATCGTCTTGTTATCGAGAATGATGATAAACTTAATTGCTGGTCTGTTAAGCAGTTAATAGGGGATTTTCACCCCAAAACTAATATACCAATCACATTCGACTACTTGCATCATGCTTGTCATCCAGACGGATTATCAGAACAAGATGCTTTAGAACAATGTTATATGACATGGGGTGCATATCGACCGTTATTCCATTATAGCGAAAATATTCCAGATCATCCCAACCCTCGCAAACACGCCGATTATGCATCAAGACCGTTTAACACTTATGGATTAGACTTTGATGTAGATATGGAATTAAAAATGAAAGATAAAGCCATAGCACAATATGTAGAAGGTGTACTAGTATGAGTGGATGGTTAATTGCATTTACTGGGGTTATTTACCTTTATGTATCAATAGAGCAACTATATAACCATAAAAATGTTGGAATGTTTATAGCATATCTTGGTTATGCCTTTTCTAATATTGGACTATATTTACTAGCCTCTAAATAGGAGATAGTTATGGCTGAACCAATTAGATATTCTATGGCTACAGGATTACCAGTTGAAAAAGAAATAAAATCTTATCCACTAAAAAGTAGAAGTGCAGAAAAAGAATTTTGGAATTTTATTGCAGAGCATGAGCAGGCCAGAAAAGATTGGCATAATAAAAAGAATGAAAATAATCAAAAGGGCGATCAAACTTAGTTACGATAGATTTCGGCCCAACCCTTATCAGCGTAGATATCATTTTGCTATTGCTTTTGAAGTTAATAAACCGATTGCTATTGCTCAAAATAATCCAATAAAAATAGATCACAAAGCCTACAAAATAGGCCAGAGATTTAATGTTCAACAATATAAGGAGTACCCATACTCTCATGCTGAATCTCATCTTATATCTAAATTACTTGATCGCTATAATACCATTCGTCCTAATTGGTCACTTGTTGTACTCCGCATCAACAGACAAGGGCGATTACTTTTAAGTAAACCCTGTGAAAATTGTCAGACTATTTTAGATTCTTTAGGATTAAGCAAGGTATATTGGAGTATAGATAAAAATACTTTTGGCTATGGTTCAAAAAAACTGATTAAAGTATGACTTGACAGATGCCGATACTTATGGTATACTAGAGGAAATCAATCAATCACAGGAGTATAGAAGATGCCCAAAGGTAAGAAGTGTTGTGACAAATGTGGACATTGTACCGGCCCAAGAGCATATATGTGTCCAGAGTGCAATCATCCTTTTGTATTTGCCGTTAAGAGCAAAGAAAGAAAGAACACTAGAGTTATCAGAGAATTTAATTGGCGTGAACTTGAAGCAGGCGAAAAGATCAAGGCTACTGGTGGCCCATACTATGTAAAGGGCAGCGATTTTATCCCGATGGGTTATCGTGGCAAATTTACAGTAATGAGTGTGGATGAAGAAGGCATTATCGGATACAGCGACAAGGGTGGATATTGTCATATTTATATGGGCAGAGACAAACAATGCCCAGAAACTAAAGTATGGAAAACCAAGCATCGTCTTGTGAAACTAAAACCCAAGATTAAAACAGCGGTGTAATATTCTTTAGGAGAAAATTATGCCACCCAAAAAACACAAAGATAAAGACAGTGTACGAACTATAGAAACGCCTAGTCCATATGGCAGTCATTCTGATATGGTTGTAGATATTGACGAACAGGCTCAGGGACACAATATCCCGAAAGATAAAGTGATATGCAAAGATGAGAGAGGCTATTATATTACCTTTAAAAATAGAATAGATAATGGTCTTGCTGATCCTTGTAGATATGCTTGTCCTTTATGTAGATTTGCTAACCTTAATATAATTTTTTCAGACTGGAAAATTTTTAAATGAAAGAGATTATTTGTATAACTGGCACTGGAAGATCAGGGACTACATTTTTGATGAGATTATTTACTTTGTTAGATTTAAATACATCATATACCAAAGATGATATTCTAAACAAAAATCATATTAGTAAAGAATGTAACTCTGGATTAGAAAAATATAGCCCAAACGAAAAATATCCATATATTTTTAAAGATCCAATGGTCATCTACAACGCAGAAAATTTTATAATTAAGCGTCGGATTACTACGTTTATTTTGCCGATTAGAAATTATGACGAATCAGCAAAATCTAGATCTAAATATAAAAGATGCGGAGGATTTTGTGCCGGTGCTAAAAATACAGAAGAACAAACAATGCTATACCATAAGGGAATCGCAGAAACAATTTATTATGCAAGTAAATACTCTATTGATTTAATAATATTAAACTTCGACAAAATGATTTCTGATCCTTTGTATCTATTTAATAAGACTTCCTTCTTGCTAAATAATACCACATACGAAAATTTTGTAGAAAAATATAATTTAACAACTGAACTTTCAAAACCAAATATTACAACTTGACGACTTAAAATAAAAAACTAATATAAAAGTGTTGTTAGGGTTTTTGTTTTGTGGCAACAATAACTCTACTGTTTTAGGATGCCACAGTTTGAGGTGCTTAATATGACTAAGCAGGATCGTGTTATGAACTATCTTCGTAAGGGTAAGACTCTTAGCCAAGATAGTGCTGCCAGTATGTTTGATATTGGTAATCTTCGGGCAACTATCAGTGATATTCGCCCAACCCTAAAGTCGGAAGGCTTTAATGTTGTTCGTACAACTGGCCGCTATGGCGAAACTCGCTATGGTGCTACTGCTACAGCAACCAAGCGTCGAAAGGCTCGGCGTTAATCGTATTTATTTAATGACCCAGTAAAAGCCCAAGGGTGTATCATACCGATACAGATAGTTAGGCTTGCTATCTCATTAAATTTATCGGGCTGGTAATGGTATCGACAGGTAAATAGAAGTATAGATTGCATCGACTGGTTGATCTAAAGGCCAGTTTAAAAATAGATCAAATTTTCAATTGCCGATACTTCTGTATTAGCACTCGCTGCTTAGTGAGAGGGGTTGCATAAACCTTTTTACCCAATTATGCTGACTCCGATAATCGGATAGGGTTGTCCTACCTAAATTAAGAAGGTCGATGAGCGTAAGCGTTCTGACATTTGGAAAGACAAATAGTTTTGTCTATAGTATTAATAACAATAGACTAACGATGTAGAAGTTTATATGGAATTTATACTGGACAGGGGTTCGACTCCCCTCCAGTCCACTAAGTAACTCAACTATGTATAATGAGAATGGATATATAATATTTGATACAGGTATACCTAACGATCTTATAGATGAGATCATTAGTTATAGCGATTCTGTATTGAATGATAAAGTTAAAAGAATTCAAGACGCATGGAAGCATAGTAGTTGCGTTAAACAATTATCTTTGTATCCTACCATTATTCATAATATCAGAGAAGTGTATGGTAAAGAACCGCTACCTTTTCAGACATTAAATTTTAAAGTTGGAACTACTCAACGCATACATTCAGATACTTTACATTTTCATTCTCATCCACCAAGAAATATGTGCGGAGTTTGGGTAGCATTAGAAGATATTACAGAAGATAATGGGCCTTTATTTTATTATCCCAAAACACATCTGGAGCCTTGCTTAACCTATAGAGATATAGGACTGCCAGAAAAGCATCCAGAGTCTTATCCTGCATATGAAGAATTTTTACAAAATATGGTGGACTATGCCGGATATAAACGTAGAGAGGCGACTATTAAAAAAGGGCAGGCAATCATATGGGATGCTAATTTATTGCATGGCGGTTCCCCTATTAAAAATCCAGAATTAACTAGATATTCTCAGGTTACTCATTATTTCTTTGAAAGCGAATACTATTATACTCCGGCATTAACGAGAAAAGGCAAATTAACTTATAGAAAACCAGATTGGATAAAATAGTGTATAATAATCTTATTAGAAAGGTTAATACATTATGTTTATCAAAAAATCAGTTGATCATCTTAATGACAACAATATGGGCTACTGGGAGCATTTACGATTTGCTTTCTCTCATGGTATTAGGTGTATCAAAGCGGGTGTTCTTTTAATACTTCATTCTATCATCCCCGCTTTGTTCCCTAAAACCGGATCAATACTAGTCAATAAATTAAACAAAGATTTTACTGAGCATAATGAGTGGCTAGAACTAAAATCTCAAATGGAAAAATTCGACAACATGAAAGAAATTCCTTGCGAAACTAAAGATTCCTCTTGACAACTGCCGATAGATAGGATATACTTGGGGAAACACAGGAGGACTACAATGAGTTATTTAGCAGGTTTGTCTACAAAGCGTTTTGAATACGTTTGGAATATGGTGCTTGATCTTAGGTCTACAAGCAGCACAATAGATAAGCAAAACATTATAGAAGATTACTGCATTGTTGATGATCAGTCATCAGTCGAACGAAAAATATCAGCAGAATTTACCAAAAGCATTTTGCTCTATACTTATCATCCATTGTGGCAATACAATGTTACCAGTGACAATATTAAGAAGAAGAAATCTCTGTGCGGAGAAAGATACGACACTATCTTTGATCTACTAAACGCACTAAAAAATAGAGATATTACTGGTCACGATGCCATTGGTGCAGTTAATACTTTTATTGACAGTTAT